AACCCGCACCATCGCCTCACGTAAAAACGCCTCAGCGGCTTCGTGCTGCTCGTCGTCTTCATCGAACATCTCAATGGCCGGGTAGTCGTAATGCTTCGTCAGGAAGGCGCACAGGGCAGGCATTAACGGGTTCGTTTTGTGCTGGTTCATTCGCGCATCTACTTCTGCAGCAATGAACTCCAGTTCGCTCTCCGGCAGGTTGTCGGCGATATCCTGCACTTCATGCCGGGCTGTTCTGTTCAGTCTCATTTCTTCTCTCCCAAACCAAAGCTTCTCAGCATCAGGTTGATGAACGTGAAATCCTTCGAGTTCTCCAGCATCTTGCGATGGCGCTCAAACTCTTCCTGCTGCTTCTGGTAAGGCAGGGTGGGTGATTGAGTCTTCACGGTTTGCCCTCCTGCGATACGACCTGTAACAGGCGCTCCCAAAGCTGCTGTAAGCGGCTCTTAGGCTGCCAGTGCATAACGTCAGCGCCGGTCAGTTTGAAAGCGTATTGGCTTGATAAAGATGTGTTGATAACGTTACGATTAACGGCGTCAGCGTTGCATGGCGTCCGGGCTCTGCAAATCAGTCACCGATCACCGGCTTTGACGCGATTGAAGCGACCACGGTCGTCAATACAGACGTAACCCAGAGCACACCTCTTGTGCGCACGGTAACCGACACTGATGTGACCCGGGTGCGAATGAACATCGGCGTAACTGGCCTGGTGGAGCAGGATACCAAGGGCAACCAGCACGAAACTGCGGTAACCATGCTCATCGAGACGCGCAATGGAACGGCCGGTTCATGGAATATTCAGAAGACGGTCACAATCAGCGGGAAAATATCAGGCGAGTACCTTGAGGCTCATATCATTGATGCCCCCCTGCAGAAGCCGTTTGATATCCGTCTGCGTCGCGTCACTCCTGACAGCTCAAGCGACATGATGACCAATGGAACTATCTGGAACAGCTTTACTGAAATCACTGATGACCGCCTTTCATATCCTTATGCGGCTGTGGCGGGCGCAGTGATTGACCGCGACCAGTATACCGACACACCTACTCGCACCTATCATCTGCGAGGCCTCATTGTCGATGTACCAGATAACTATGACCCGATAGCCAGAACATACACTGGCATCTGGACTGGCGGGTTTAAATCCGCATGGACCAATAACCCCGCCTGGCTTTTTCGCGCCTTAGTGAAAAACACACGTTATGGACTGGCGCGCCGCGCAGGCTACATCGATGTTGATGATGGCAGCCTTTATATCCTGTCTCAGTTCTGCGATCAGCTTGTCGATGATGGCTATGGCGGCAAAGAACCACGCTTCACCCTGAATGCTTATATCACTGAGCAATCCAGCGCCCGCGATATTCTCGACAAGATTGCAGGCATGTTTCGCGGCATTGCTCTGTGGGATGGCATGCGCTTCTCAATCATGCTGGACTATCCGCAGGACCCGTTGACGGCAGTCACGAATGCGAATGTCGTCGATGGGTTGTTTACATATAGCTCCATGAAGCGTTCTGAGCGATTTAACGCCGTGGTCGTGTCCTGGACTGACCCAAACAACGGATGGGAGCAGGTCAAAGAATACGTCTCTGATGACCAGATGATTGACCGATACGGCTACAACGAAACGACGCTGGAGGCTTTCGGCTGCACCTCCCGCGGACAGGCTTTCCGAGCCGGTAAATGGCTGCTTGAAACCTGCAAGCGGGAAACAAAGAAAGTCACGTTTAAGATGGCGCGCGATGCTATCGCTTTCATGCCAGGCGATGTCATTGAGGTTATGGATAATGATTACGCTGCCACCCGGCTTGGCGGACGCATCATATCTCACAGCGGCTCCGTGATAACTGTGGATGCCGACGTTTCATCTCTGGCCGGTGGCGGCGACACGATGTCGCTTATGGGCTCGAATGGTAAGTTCACCCGCTATCAGATCGCCTCAGTTTCAGGGCGCATTATTACTCTGCGCACTGCGCCGAACTGGGTTAAAGACGGAACGATATTCGTCATTTCGACGGGTGACGTTGCCACCCGCCTGTTTCGCGTCATGGGGATATCTGAAGACGAAAACAACTCTGTCTACAGCATTTCAGCAACGCTATTCGACCCTAACAAGCAAGCGATCGTGGATGATGGGGCGGTATTCGAAACGCCTAACGATACCCTCAATGGATATCGTGTCCCGAACATCGAAAACCTGCGGATCATCAACGTAAATAGCGAGACTATTCAGGTCACGGCAACCTGGCAGACGGCGACGCTGACCAAGAAGATCGTGTTCGAACTCTACGTTTATAACGCAGACGGGAAGGTGGTTGCGCAGTACGAAACAGACCAGTTCCGATATGACTTCTATGGTCTGGATGCCGGGATTTACTCGCTGGGTGTCCGTGGTCGCAATGATAATGGCATGAAGGGCGCTGAAACTCAGGTCAGCCTGGTAATTGGCGCTCCATCAGCCCCTTCTTTCATTCAGTGGAATCCGGGCATCTTCTCAGCTGACATCGTGCCGGTAATGAGTGTCAGCGCAACAACTGATACGACATTTGAGTTCTGGTACACAGGAGAGGTTCCAGCCACTTCAATCGGGGCTGTTGAAACCGAAGCACAGTTCCTTGGCCGGGCTTCACAGTGGACGCTGCATGGCCTTAAAGCTGACCATACTTACTATATGTACGTCAGGACCAAAAACGCATTTGGCGTCTCGCCTTTCGTGCAGGTGTCAGGTCAGGCATCATCAGATATTCCGGGGATGCTTGAGTATATTGATGAAGCCATCAGGAATTCAGATGCGTTTGAAAACCTGTCTGGCCAGATTGATAACAACATCGAAGGGATGCTGCAGAACGCGTTAAACAGCGATGCATCTGTTGATCACCAGTTCCGCCAGTTTGGTGAGGTCAGAGCTGACATCATCACAATCCGCACAACTGTAGCTGACGTTTCACAGGCGATGGCTCAACTTGAGACGCAGGTTCAGGCTCAATACGGTGAGTTAAGTGCTGCGGTGAATGAGAAGCTGACAGCAACAGTTACTGATAACGGCGTGGCTAAAGCATCGTACACATTGCGCGTCGGCATTAATCGAGGTGGTCAGTATTACGGCGCTGGAATGGCTATTGGCATTGAGCCTTCAGGCGGCGCATATAAGTCTACCCTGGCATTCAATGCTGATCAGTTTGGTATCTATACCGGCAGCGATCCGGGGAATTACCAGATGGCGTTTGCTGCGGTCAACGGTCAGATATTTATCAACGACGCTTTTATCAACTACGCATCAATTACCTTAGCGAAAATAGGTTCTTTTTATTCGTCAAATTATGTAGCTGGTCAGGCAGGTACAATTATGAAATCGGATGGTTCCTTTGAATTCAACGGTCCAGTTCCGGGGCAGGGCAGATTTGTTTTGAATGGGGCGCGCATGGTCTGGTACAACACAAATAACCAGCCTACGGCTGTTTTTGGAGCGGCGTTATAATGGCAGGAGGATTTCAGACATTTATTAACGGTACCTCCTTTGATGCTGTAAACGCCATGTCATACAATTTTATTGCTGACGTGGCTTCAGTATCAGGGGATGGCAGCAAAGGTTACAACTTACCGGGATTCACGATAAGTGCGTCAATAATTGGCGGAAGAACTTCAGCCGGGCCAAAAAATATAGACTACACCGTTTCTGTATCCGGCCAGACGGTATCATGGGCCGGGGTAGATATCGTCTCAAAGTTAATCGTAACGGCTACGCCTACTACTACATTAAGCTATGCCGGATTTGTATATAACGATTATTCGGTTAATCCTCCGATATTTAAGCTTGCTCCGACATTCACACCCTTTAACCTCGTGCAGGTTATCGACCTTACTCCTACGTTTGGTCAGGTAGTGCAAACCAACGTTCCGGTAAGCATTCCATTTATAGCCTTTCACAGGAGTCTGGCGGCATCTGGTTTCAATCATGTGTGGTGGACCGAGGTAAACCAGAACGGATACTGGGCGCTGCAGTTCAGGCCTAACTTTGGCTATCAGATGACGGCTACCCGAATCTATGTTTTTGCCAAAATGATGGTGAACGTGCCCTCTGGCGGGTTCTTCATGTACAACAATGGACAAATGGTATGGCACAGCAACTGCCTCCCGCTTCAGATGCAATCTGGCTCAATTACTAATGCGGGACAGCCGGTTGCATCTACCAGCGGTGTTTCTGTGGTGGTAAGCCAGCCTTTTGATCCGGCCTTCCCGAACACAGGTATTACTCTATATAACTGCTACAGTGGAGGTATAAATAGCTCTGGTCAATTTGAGGCTAGCGGTGCCGATCTGTTTTCATCATCTAATTATCAGGTTCCACAGGGAAGGCCGCCGAGTTACTCTTGCGGACCTCCCGCTTTCATATTCTGCAACGCCTATGACTCTTACTACAGACAGGCGCTAGGGGTGTAATCGATCGCATGCTGCCGTGTCGGTAAACTGGGATTTGTCTGTCCAGGTATAAAAAGGCTTGCCAGCAAGGTATTTGCCGTCTTCAACTTTAAACACAGCAATGTCGTACTTTTGTTTATAGATAACAGCTTCGTTATAGCAAATGGGTGGAGAGCTTGAGACGCAAGCTGACAGAGACATTGCAACACAAATGATAGTCATTACCTTTTTCATTTAAATATCCTTTTCTGATTATGTGCTGATTTTAGATCATGCACGGTTTTTGTGATTAAGTGAATTAACAAGATGGTTGGCTTTATTTTGCTTAATTGAGATAACTGGAAACCATTCCAAATAACACCCGGCATCGCGCCGGGTTTTTTATTGCCCGGAGAAAGCTATGCCAGCAGGCACTATTGCACTAACTAATAATTCAACCGCGGTAACCGGCGCTGGAACATCATTTACAGCAGAGCTTAAAGCTAACGATTTCGTAGTGGTTGTCGTGGGTGGGGTTGCTTATACGCTGGGTATTAAGTCAGTCGATTCGAACACGGCTTTAACGTTAGCTCAGTCATATACTGGACCAGCTGCATCCGGGTTAGCCTGGACACCCGTACCCTTTGGCACAATGACGGCAATTACAGCTCAACTTGCCGCCCAGGTTACTTATGCCGTGCGTGGCTTCAACCTAGATAAAGCCAACTGGCAGGGGATATTTACCGGCTCAGGTAACGTGACAGTCAACTTGCCAGATGGAACATCGTGGACGGGCCCTGCGTGGAATGGAATTGCACAGACTATTTCTGGCAAGCTCGACAAATCTGGCGGTGAAATAACTGGCAACCTGACGGTCGATAAAGACCTTACTGTAACGGGAAAGGGGACTATTGGAGGGCCGCTGGCGCAGTCTGGCGGGGCTAAGTTTTACAATGGTGACGTTATGGTAGATTCCGGAGAGGTAATTGCCAAAAAAATCACCGATGCAGGAGGAGGTTATTATAACTCTGCATTTGTGAAGTCCGTGCTTAGTGGGCGGGGGGGCATGGGTGACTCTCGTGGCGCCTACGCCGCGCTTCTTTGTCAGGAGCAAAGCGGTGTTAAGTTTTCCGGCTATGTGGCTTTAAACGGTTTTGGCAACAATATACTTTTTGAGTTCAGAAACAACGGAAATGCTTACGCTCCTCAGCAATGGGTTTCGTCATCCGACAAACGTATAAAAACCAATATTAAAAAAATAGAAGATCCTCTGGTGAAGATGCGCCTTATCAAAGGTGTTACATGGGACAGGCTTGACCGTTTCGCACCGGGTATTGGTTTTATTGCGCAGGATGTTCAGGCCGCTTTCCCCTCAGCCGTTTCTGTCTACGGCGACATGACAATGTCAGATGGAACTGTCGTTAAAGACGTTCTGGCACCGGATACTACCGGTGTGGCCGCAGCGCTTCACCACGAGGCTATCCTGGCTTTGATGGATAAGATTGAAAAGCAGGACGCGGTTATTGCAGAGCTGCAGGGCAGAATGAAAGCGATAGACGGCCTGGATGCATAAAAAAGCCCCGGCGACGGGGCAGAGTGTACCGCGCCAGTCTCAGCGGGCTGCGGGTGTAATTTGAGATTAGTCACTCGACACGACCTGCGCCAAATAAAAACCCATCACCATAAACCCCTTTACAAATCTGCCCCCGCTCCGCCTTGATCAAAAGTACCGATCGATATTACTGTTTATCCATACAGTGCTTGTCAGAGGGGGATTTATCATGGCGAGAGAGAGTGACATACACGCGGCGTTCACTGGAGCGATAACGAAGGACGGCAGAGGCAGGCAGATTGTCACCACTGCAGCATTTCAGGCTCGGCTGGATGACCTGAATCACGCGTGGACGCTGCAGGAGTGCAACCGGTGGATAAGGTATTACCAGAACTTCTTCTTCGAGCTGGTTACAGAGGAAAGTGAAAATAAGACTTGGTCGTTACGCAACATGGGATACGTGAGGTAGCTATGGGATTTCCTTCACCAGCGTCGGGCTACATTGAGCGACGCATCGACCTCAACGACGTGCTTATGCCTCACCGGAACAATATGCTGCTTATTGAGACACCTGATGGGTTCGTACTGGCCGACAAATCACAGAAGCCTGTGCCAGGTGATAAAGTCGCGTTCCAGGTCGGCGAGCTTCCGCAACTGGGTAGATTATTCAGTTCAGGGATTATCACTTCGGACGGGGAGACGATCGACGGAGAGGGCATGGACGGGATTATCGTGCTGGGTAAGGTGACGGCAGAGGTAGTATCTGTGCATGAACCAAGCAGGCCGACGATTTAGCGATGCCGAAAATTTCCCGAACCGAAAACGAATTTACTTGCAAGTGTTTGATCTTGAACGGGTGCATTAGTAAGTATTGCAACCATCAAAAGGGGTGTTTTTGTTATTCAACTTGCTGTTAAATAACAGAAAAACCCCTATATAGCGCAAACAGGAATCGTATTCGGTCTTTTTTTGTCAGATGCCGACCATCAGTTAATGATTTTCAATCAATAACTTAGTCTTTTTCCGTTGTGTTCTTCTCCACTCTTCTGCAAGACGCCATTCCATTATGTCATTGCCATTTTTCCTATTCATATAAGTTACAACCCTGCTTTATTACCTCTCTATGAAAGGGACACCGTGGCGATAATCTGCCACCTGTTTTACTCATGGTTGAAGCCCTGCCAGGAGCATCAGGTATAGGCTGTGCAGCCCGTGCGAGAGAAGTTTGCTGAGTGAACGGCGTTGCAGTACTCGGTAATGACCGCTCTACTATCCTGT